CACTTCATCTAACTATATAGTTTTTAGTTACTTATGGGCATTTTATTCTGAAATTTTGGTATAAACTAGCTCCAAATCTTCTGAACTAGCCCAGTTTATGTTTTCTACTACCAGTAATCCACCATCCAGTATGGTTGGGTTTACTCCCACTTCAGATAATTGCTCTACTACCCTATTATCTGTTATAGGGACTGCTATTTTACCACTATATTTCCTCTTTCTAAAATCGACCCCTTTAGTTACCAACATTGCATTTGGATTATAGCCCTTCGCTGCTATTAAATTACTCCCAATGCCAGGCTTACCTACTAGGAAATACCAGAATGTAGATGTATTAACTTTTATCTTTGGCTTTTCGCCTTTACTAAGTCTATCTATACCAAACCCTAGGAATTCTTCTAATTTTCCAATTGTTACTGTCTTTAGGAAGTACTTGGTTTTCTTTTTTAGGAAATCTATCACTCTTTCATCCTTGAGGTATTTCCTGAATTCACTACCAAACTCAACGAAAGAATATTTCTTAGTTACATCTTCTGTTCCTACTAGTGAGTTAAATAGTTGCATTATCTCTCCTAGTACTTCGCTTGATTCGAAATATGCTCTCTTAAAGTATGTCCAATTTAGTACACAACTTTCTCCGTCTTTTTTGTTCAATGTGCCTCTGTCTTTAATAACTTCTTTAATTTTTATGTTTGAGTTATCTAAGAATTTTGCATTATTGAACATTTCTTCATCTATTACATCATCATACTTAATAAATGAATTTTTTGCCATTTCATAGATAACCTCACACCTCTTAAATACCGACGGTCTGTTACTTGCTACAGGAGCAAGACCTGCCATAACGTGCAGTGCATTACTAAGTTGATTTACACCAATTGGTTTTTCTTCATTTGGAAATTTAAATGGCACTTTTCCTATTCCAGATATCCAGTGATCTTTCGGATTTCCTCTGTACCTCGGAAAAATCACAGCTGCATTTTCAAAGCTCAAGAATAAATAATTCATACTACTCATTATCTTTTCCCTGCTTTTTTAATTTTTTCTCTTCTTTTATCCTAGCAGCTTCTTCTCTTGCTTCTTTCTTAGCTCTAAGTCTTTCTTCTTCGGCTTTTTTGTATTCCTCATCTATATCTTTCATTCTTTTTAGATCTTCATTAGTTACTTCTGTGAATAAGGAATCGCATATTATCTGAAGTTCATTTATGTCATTTTCAGAATATATTTTTATCCAACCTCCCTCTTCATTTTCAAAAGTATCCTTAATCAGATCATTTACTATTTTGATTTCCAGGCTTTCACATTTTGTCCAAGCTGTATTTCTTCTAATATCTAGTTTAAGGATATTAGTTAGAATATGTTTTACTAACCTATTGACTATTTTATCACCCAACATAATTCCATACTCTGCAAAGGTATTGGTCAAGTATTTAGCTGATGATGTAAAATATCCTATCTTATATTGTGCCTCATCTCCATAATGAAATCTAAGCACTCTATCGATTAATCCTTTCTCACACCACTCTGTCATTACTGCAGCCCGATCAAATCTAACGTCAGCAGGTACAAAAGCTAGTGTCTTAAGATCAATGACTCCTTTTGCACTGTATGTTACATCTCCTATTTTTTCAACAGTAAAGAATGAAGTATCTGTTCTCTCTCCTGTTGTTGATCCTACCTCCATTAAGTTTGATACGTTATTATTTGTCTGTATTGCATCTGTTATAGTAAGAGGGGATTTTCTTTTTAAGGTATTACCATCAACTGACTTAGCAAACATATAACCTCTTGTCAATCCCACATCAGATAATAAATAGTTGCAATATATGTTTTCATCTGTCATAATTGCTTGCGTCATTGCTTCTACATCATGTTCATAGATGTGGTGTCTCAAGCAATCCGCACTAATCTTTAATTTATAATCATAGATAGGCTTCTCTTCACCTTTATTATTGATATAAGTTCTACCTGTGTTATAAATTTGTTTCTTAGCAAGTTTGATATTATTATTAATCATTATACTTGGATCAATAATACCTAACTTTTTTAATGTGAATGCTTGTGTCTTACTATCATCAAAGTTAACACATCCATTGCCTACTAAACCTAATCTAAATAAAATTTGTTTTGCCATAGTTTTTATTTTTATTATAAATTACTTTAATTAATTTTCTGTTCCAATGCATTCCATAATTTACTATATATTACTATCTTAGCATCTTCATTATATAGTATGTCATTATCATGCAAGTATTGGAAGAATACGTATTGTTTATTATCTAACGTATTATCTTTACTAATCAATAGATACGCTTTTATAATTTCCATGAACAACTGCGACATTGTCTTATCATCATAATATAGACTTACCTCATCAATAGTAAATAATTTTCTACAATTATCACTAGAGGTAGCAAATTCCAGTATAGCTTCGAACAATGTTATTATTTGTGAAGTTTTTATATCTGGAATTTCTTTAAATAAACTTGTATATTCTTCGTATACAAGTTTTATATAATCTTCAATACTATAACCTACTTCATCTATTATACACCAAAAATCGTTCATATCAAATCCACTCTCTCTATTAAAATATAAAGAATTAAAATTTCTGAACTGCTCATCTATTGAATAAGTATCATAAAAATAGATCCGCACAAAGAAAATTTCCATTAACTCAGTAAACATTGAATTACTGAAATCATCCAACCCTACATCAGTACTAAGACAATCATTTATCTTAGTTAGGACTTCCTTGCGTATATTTTCTTCCATACAATTTAATCAATTTTTCTATCTTTGATTTCAACACATCCAAATCCGAACCCTGTTGAAATTCCTAATCCTAAGTTATATAATTTTCTTCTAGCACTCCGTTTACCTCTAACAATAAACATTGCTTTAGAAGATATGTTTTTAACTTTACCTATCTTAACACACACTTTTTTACTATTCTCAAAATGGAAAGGTTCAAGTTTAATACTTCTTGCTTCTTTTTCATCAACTCCATTCTTAAGTAGTTTATTTATGCAATGTTCTTGAAGTACTTTTATGTAATCTTCATCTTCTACTGTATAAGCTTTTTTATTAATTCTCAAATATATTGGGCTTATAGTTCTAATAATATCATAATCGGAGAAAGGTTTATATTCACTCATTTTCATTTGATCATACTTAAGTGAACCAATACCTTTATCTTCCTCCATACTATTCATAAGGGCTGATAATACTTGTGAAATGAGTTTTGTTTCATTTGAGGATATCCTAATTGACCCTCCATCTTTAAAAACTAACTTACCATTCTCATTTAGTTTACCACCCTGCAAAGATGAAACGCAGTAATTAGATTGTTTGCCGTGGTAGGGATTATTTTCTCCTAACAGTTTCATTACAAATCCATTTACTTCTTTGTTCATTGGCCCAATAAACTCTTCATCAGTTCCATTAAAGAATAATTTTAAAACCATTTTTTTTTTAAACTTTATTAATTCAACATTAACCCTAGATCTTTGTCATACTCTGCATAATATAAAAGCAGTGGTGTGTCATAATCTAAGGCATATTTCCACAACTCTTGATACCTGTAATTATAATCTTTAAATTTTCTTTTAAAGTTTTCTATGTTCATATTTTTGTAAGCATTATAGTGACATTTTTTAGCCTCTTTATCTTCCTTTTCTTTTTCTCTAAGATTATTTAAGTCTATTGTCACTGGTTCACATATATTACCATCACTATCTTTAGCAACTACATATATACTACTATTATCTCCTCTATATGTTAATCCATTTGTTAGTTTTTTCTTCTTACCTTCTTTTACTTTCTTTGCTGAATATGGCTTAAAATAGGTTAGATATTCTGCACCCTTAATAAACCAGTCATAGATTAATCTTCTTATTTCTATTTTATTATCAGCATAGAATTTATTATAGATTACATATAGATCATCTTTTGTTATTGTTTTTCCATCAAGCTTTGCCAATTCATTATACCATAACCTATAAAGTTCTGTATTATATGTTTGTGTTATGAATTTCTTTGACCCTCTATCGTTTGGAATCGAACAGACATAGTAGTTAATTGAGTCGTATTCTTTAAATCTACCGCCTCTACCGTAACATCTTTGTATTGTACCCTCTGGATTTATAACAAAGTCGTATATATTTTGTGCAGAGATATCAAGACCAACACCAATTATATTAGTTCCTACAATAGTGTTTCTCTTATCTAGGTTACTTTTCTTTCCATGCATCAGGTAGAGTGTCTTTTCTATTTCATTTCTCCTTGATGTTGGAAATTGAGAGTGTATTAAGACCGAATCATTTCTCTCTTCTCTTACACCTCTATATATTTCTTGAGCATTTCTAACTGTATTTGTAATGACGAATGAGTCTTTATTAGGTACTTGTAGATCTCTTATATCATCAAGTTCTAGAATTTTTATATTAACTTTCATATCGCCATTATAATTTGAACTAGGCTTGACTACTTTTACATCTTCCCACTCAAATATTTCATGAAATGATATTGCAGTGGCTGACAAGAATAATGTTTTTGACTTAGTCCAATTTGTTCTAGTATACCCATAAGTTATAAATGCAGGATATAAAGGAGCAGTACATAAGAACTCATGAAATTCATCAAATATAACATTACCGCCTATCTCTTTTACTAAGTTGTGTGCCATATTATTTTTGACCATCATTGACAAGAAATTATCAATATTAGTTACTAATATATCACAGTTCTCATCTCCTTGTATATAATCTCCATGTAGTAATAGTCCAGTTGTTATTTTATTACTAAATCTCATCTTTTCTAATTCACTAACAATAGAAATATATGTACTCTCTGCAATAACATTACGAGGAGTTACCCATAATGTTTTCTTTTTATTTCTTAATATCCATCTAATACCTATGAGAGTCTTTCCAAAACCTGCACTAGCTGGAATTACACAATTATTTTGTTCACAGATTCTATCCATTAATTCATTCTGACCCTGTAAACGTTCTATATCATAAACTTCATTACCTTCACTATCAAATGCCCAAACATTATAATCATCGTTTGGTAAGTGTTCAGCTTTTATCTTTTCATTGTAGAGTTTTTCAATAAGTTCTATATCATACTCTGCAAAAGAATCTGAATACTCTGGATATGATGAAACTAATCTGTCGGCAAATATTAAAATAGATCTAGATAATAAGTATCTCATGTTTCTTTCAATCTCTTCTCTTTTGTTTCTAAGATCTTGTCGGAAACTGATTGCATGATGTAGAGTAATTCCAGACACTTTTTCATTTCTGTCTGAGTCTCTTTCGTCATACTCTAAGTTTACTTCAAACCTATCTAGCAAATATTCTTTCATATCTAATAAGAAACTATCAAACCTTTCCTTTTCTTGATCAGATAATTTATTTAATATATCATTTACGCCTAATTCAGATAAGTGGCTATAAACAATATGATGATACAAGACAGCAGATAATGCCCACTCATGTTTACTTAAGTTTGTATATCTTAATGCATACGCCCAACTGAACATATTATGAGTAGCGTGGAAGTCCCCTTTTCTTTTCTTAATCAAAGGTTCTAATCCATCCTCTGAAGAAATATACTCTATTTTCTGTTTCTCACCTTCTAAGTAAGATTGAAAAATATCAGTACACTTCCCTATGTCATGTAAAGCTGCTGCACTTAAGATCCCATTATATAATTCTTTTGTTGAGAACTTATTAATAAACCATCTTGACTTCTCATCGATGATTTGTTGCAATGTATAATGCGTAACATTAATAACTGCCTTTGTATGTTCTTGTAACGTTATTAATCTTTCATTTTGTTTTGATTTTGCTAATAGTTTTATATAATTTTAAAATGATATAAGTACTAAGTTATATAGTACTTATTGCTTCTGTAAAGGTTTAAATTTCATATCTATTAGTAAGGATTAAAAAGAAATAGATACCCTGATATTAGGTATCTTGATTAAATTTTCTATATGAAAAGTACCCTGCCCACTGTGCATCACATAAATAATCCTTAGGTCTATACAGACTATACTTTGGGTTATCTGCTAGTTTGTACATATAATCTAATAGGTCTTGTACAATTTCTTCCAAGTCACAATATTTTAAAGAATTATTTACTAAGTCCTTTATATAATGACGTCTTGCTTTATTTGTAGTTTTTAAATCGTAGTACTTACCATGTGAGAAATATTTAAAAGGTAAATCATCAGTCAGTTCAAACTTACTACTTATTAGTCTACGAACAATCAGTCTTCTTAAGTGATTAGTTAACTGAAATTTAGTAAAACATTTATTACCACCATTTAGATAGAAGCAGAGAGAAAACGTATAAACTATTTCTACTGTACTAAAGTTTTTCAGGGAAGGTGAATTATTTATAGTATTATCTTGAAAAATTTGATCTACTACGTTATTCTCTCCAACTGCTAAAAAATCGAGTGGGTTATATATTTTTATTTTTCTATCGGATAAGAAAGTAATATAGACTTTATCTTTTGTTAAATAATCTATTCTATATTTCATCAGATATAAGGGAAAAAGAAAGAGATATAATTTCTTATACCTCTTTTATAATTTCAACATGATCCCATCTCCCTAAAAGTTTACTATCGGGGTGGGATAATATATCTATCCTATTTGTGAACCTAGGATTCATTGTATCATGAACTTCGTATTCACCTTCTATAGACTTATCACCTTTTTTAACTATAACTTTCACAACATCCCCGTATCTATAAGTGCTTCTTAGGTCCCTAGATACAGCAATCCACTTGAGCTGTTTATTTTTCAATTTTCTCATGGATATTTTTGAACCATCTGCTGTTATCAATGGATTATTATCGCACTGTTTTCCAATCGGGTGATATATTGTTGCGGTTACTCTAGTCTTTATTTTTCTCACATCATTGGAGATTTCCTTAGGATCTCTCCATTTATATTTTAATTTATTATAGTCATCTAGATTTTCTTCAAGACGACTACATTTTCCTATAAAGCTATTTGTATAATTAATAGCTTCCTTAATCTTTTCTTTTTCTCTTTGACCTGCTATGCTTTCTTCTGCAGAGCTAAGTCCATATCCAAAAAATGTTGCAATTATCATAACTGCAAATATAAAAATTAAATTATTTCTCATATATTTTTATTTTATTAGTTTTCACTATAAATAAGGCAATGAGACTATAATTTAAGTTGATGTAAAAAAATAGGTATAAATTAAATATACCTAAAGATTTTTTATACTACTCTCTAATATGTAAGTACCACTCATTATCCTCTTTAGTTGCTATATAATATCTATAGTACATAAAGAAGAGAAAAATTCCTGACTTAGTTCTATCTCCTAGAAGTGAAGGAGTTTTATTAACTAGGAGAGATTCATATATTGCTCCTAGTATGTCATATATTTTATCTTCAATACTATCGGCAAAAGGAACTAATGTATTTCTCATTTCCTTTGTAACATTATTATTCATTTGGGAAGTAAAACGTATATAGCCATAGTGTTCTATTTCTATTGGTGATCTTTTGAGTCCTTTATTAAAATTAGATAAGCTATTAATAAAACATTCCTCACTTAGTATCTTATCTTTTATAAAAAAATGTAGTAATTAATGTACCTTTTTCTACTTTTATTTTTTCTACATCAACATCTCTCATAAGTTCGTCTAGGTCATTGAATTTTAAGCTACTAAAAAGTTCAAATGCTGTAATTGCCCTACGATCTCCTAATACTTCACATAAAGATTTCTCATTAAATATCCAAAAATCTGTATTAAATCTACCTAAGTATTTATCACAATAATATAGGTTTATAATTTTCATATATTTTCTAGTATTTATCAAATAGGTTATAATAAATATAATATGCCTTAATTAGAACTTCTACTGCATCGTCTGTTAAAAATATTAGTTCCTTACCTAGCTTAACTCTCTGTATCATTCTCCAGATAATTTTTCTGATCGTATCTATTGAATCTAGTTTTTTATTTTCATTGAGGTAAATAAGTGACGAGTATATATCTGATCCTTGAAATTCATCTAGGTCAGTATCAAACTCAATAGAAGAGTCTTCCTTGTTTATAAATCCTAATAGAAAATCCGCAGCATCATCATCTGACTCACCTGACCATATAAAACCCGAGGCATGATTGATAAGATTTAGTAATGTTTGGAACTTTGGAGAGTCTGATACTAATATTTCAGAGACTGGATAAAATTCCTCAGTTTCCATACATTCTATTCTACTTATGTACTTCTTGTCTTTTAATATATTAATACCATTCTCCTTAATATCTTCCTTAACTTCATTAGGTGATATTTCAAATAATTCCCAGAACTCCTCATATATAGCTTTAGTTGTAGTAATGGGTATATTAAACGCAACTTTATATGCATAACCTAACTTTCTATAATTAAAATCAAGAACTTCAATAGGCTCTCTAACTATTAACATATTCTCTATATTTTTTGTACAATAGTTTATTTATGTAGTTAAAATTACGAGACATTGAGCGGTAATCGAATAGTTTAGTAAATTCTTCCGCTACTTGATCTTCATTTATGTGCTTAATTGATTCATTTATTAACTTTTTCGCACTCTCTGATATATATATGTCTTTAGAACAGGCATTTGTTCCCAGGATGTATTAGCCTTAAACTTATTTACAAAAGCCATAGTTGTCAATTTTTTAGTGAGTACTGTTAAATTGATAGAGGTAACAATGCAAAAATATTTAGGAACTGGAAGATCACTGAGGGTTAAGTTATTTATCGTTCTATAAAAGTCGCCTATCCTTCCTTTATGAAGAGAGTTATTTAAACTTTTCTTTATACTAGGATCCAATTCTCTAAAATTACATAGCTTGAATGGCTCACCTATTATTACTTCAACAAAATGCTCTGTACCTATTAAAGATTCTAAAATAATTTCCATTCGTTATTCTCCTCTATTTTATAACGTAAATAAAGACGTAATAATTCAAAAAGTTCATTACGATCTATTTTATCTTTGAGTATAAGTGGATTGTCTAGAATATTTAGTTTATCAAATATAATCTTTAGCATCTTATCAGTATTAATGAGTTTATAAATATCTGGGTATAATAACTTTATCTTTTTTCTTTCTTTGTTATTTATTTCCCCTCCATCGAAAGATTCACCTTCTGAACCGATTAACCAGAATGATTTGTAATAAGAATTATTAAAATCGTCAAACTTAAATAGTTCCTTAGATATTTTATTAATTAAATAATTATTACTTCTTGTTTTACACAGGTAATCTTCGTAATAAATCAATAATTCTATCGATCTAGTCTTTGTATTATCTAGCCTTATATTTTCAAATTTTTTATATATCTCATCAAACTTACATAGACTAAATAATAAAAGGACATTCTCTAGATCTTTTCCTAGTAGGCCTTCAATATAATCTTTCCTATAGATCTCAACTGGGTCTACAAATTTAATATAAAAAGAAATATACTCATTAATTGTTCTGTATTCTAATATTTCTATTTCCATTCTTTTATTTTATAATAGATATATAACCCTAATATACTATAGCCCCCATTACGAAGATTTAGGCTAGACTTTTTATCAGGGCTGCCATTTTCTAAGTCTCTACATATTTTCTCAATAATATCTTCATTACTGATATTTAGGTTAGATAGTCTCAATAATCTACTTGCGGTTATATAACTTTCAATATTTACTATATATGGATTAATCTTATCATAATAGAAAACTAAAGGACTTTCGTATGCACTACTGTAGAGAGAATATCTAGGCTTTAATAATAAATCCAGCAACCTATGATCTGATGGAATTACTTTGCTGTAATCTGTTATGCAAACAGTAGTTGTAAAATAACCCTCATCTACTTGAAAAGTACTTGGATCTAATTTATCTATTATACTTTTCGCACTCTTCATATCAAAACAAGAAAAGCAATGTTCAAGATACTTTCTATCCTCATCACTTAATTGTCTCTGTATTGAGCCCTTCAGTATTATGTGAAGTTTTTCATTTGAGATTAAACAACACACTTTTGATTCATCGGGATAATCTGCTATATTAAATATATCAAAATTCATAATTTAATCTTCTATATGTATAAAACTCAATAAAATATCTTGCTGTTAGGTTAATGAATTTTAGTGTCTTACTAGTACCTATGAGTCTATATAATGACACTAATAACTTTATAATCTCTACCTGAAAATCAATCTTACTAATTACCTGCAGAAATTTTTTGCTAATACTAATATCAATGTCTATAAATTCCATATCAATAATATGATCAAGCCATAAATTTTGAAAATAGTTACCAGAGTTAATCCATGTAGATTTTCTGATAAATTCATAATGTGACATGAATTTATTTATATTACTATCGAATTCTGTGAGTATACATAAATCCAACTTTCCTACTTCAAGTCTATTTTTATCAAGACTATCTATAATAAAATTAAATTCATCAGGACTTCTCTTAGTAAAACTGTCTAATAGATCTAAGTAATCTATTTTACCTAACTGCTCTGAAATAGAATCGGCTTTATAACAGCTAACATAATTTTCAAAAACAGTTAAACACACTTCCTTATCTCCATTTCCTACAGTATATGTGCCAAAAATATTAAACTCGCTGCTCATTGCGTAAGTTCTTATATTTATAATACATATAAAATCCAAGCAAAGATGTGACACATGGCCTAGATTCATCCATTATATTTAAGCTATTCTTAGTTATTTCTTTATATAGGATTTTCAGTACCTCGTTTATACTAATTTGACCTACTGCCTTTTCAAACCTCTCTTCTTCAAGCATAAGAAGATCACTTGGTGCTTCTTTAAAAATATAACAGGAATCGTTTAATAGTATTTTAAGCGATAAACGGCTTATTAAACAAAGTCTGATAAGATCCTCTGGCGGATATACTTTAATCATCCACCTAATAATCTTTTCCTTTGAATGAATTTTATTTAAGTTCTCTGAAGGAATATTGCTTATAAAATAATAATTACACTCTTTTATTGAGTTTAAGTCTGTACGTGAAATTATATTATCTATTTCCCTAAAATCCTTTTTCACAAATAAACTAATCAGTCTATCTGCTTCTATAAAATTTTCTACACCAAAACATTTAACTGGTTCATCATACCAAACTGACCAGTAATGATTCATTGATTTATTATATCTAAATGATTTATTCACAATAATTTATATTTATTTTTCTTAACTTTATCATATACTAATAAGGTTTGAAAATCTTATATATAGAAAGTATAATTTATTTAATTATGATGAGAAGTATTTACAAAAGAATTTTTAATAGTAAAGAAGAAGCAAATAATAAAGACCTGAATACTATTAGGGGATTAGAAATACAAAGAGGAGAAACAATTGGAGCACTTACACCTTACGTTATAAAAGAGAGTAAGGATATTAGAACAGTGCAAGTTGATGTATTTTCAGAACTCATTAAGAACAGAACTTTATTTTTTGATAGAGATGTTGAGAGAGATTCAGTAACTACAGCCATGTGTCAACTTCTATACATGATGGCTGTCAGTAAAGAGCCTATCACTATCTATATTGCAACTCCTGGAGGTGATGTATATTATGGACTTGCACTATACGACCTGATGGAGATGATTAAGAAAGAAGGAATAATCATTAATGTCTATTGTATTGGCTTAGCTGCTAGTATGGGAAGTATATTAATGTGTGGAGGATCAAGAGGTCACAGATACGCACTTAAGCATTCTAGAATTATGATACATCAACCATTATCTGGTACAGGTCCAGGACATCATCAAGAAACGGATATAAGAATCTTGAGTGAGGAAACTAGTATCTTAAGAAAAGAACTAGAAACAATTTTAGCAGAGGCAAGTGGTAAGACAGTTGATGAAATAAACAAGGACTGTGAGAGAGATCACTGGTTGACTGCTGATGAGTGCTTGCCTGGTAAGTTTGGTAAGTTTGGATTAATTGACGAAATAAAAACGTCATTCTAAGATAAATATAAGAAGGTATGCTTTATGTAGTTTGCCTTCTTTAAATTTTTTACATATGAGATTAGAAGTAAAAGTTGGAAGAGATATAAAAAATAGAGTAGTAGTTCTTGTACCTATTAAGATTGAATATGATACTAGATACCCAATTATTAATAAAAGTGCTAAACCATGGACAATAAATCAAGGAATAGCAAATAATCAGTTCTATCTAGAGGGAATCGACAACAACCTAAGAGAATCTGAGAAAAAGCTAGATGAGTTTTGTATTATATTAAAGGGTTGGGAAATAGGAGGTACAGTTTCTGTAGATACCGTACTGGATATTCTATACACTGGCGGATTATTAGAACAGTACTGTCTAACTAATACAGAGTTCAGTTCAAATGTAGTACTGAGAGATAGATATTCGATATCCAGAATTGTAGAAATGGGCTTAAATGTAGACACTAAGAAATTATTACAGAAACCATTATTTAATTCTGATGCAATAATAGGAAATCTATATAGAAAATATCTTGATAACTGCTAAATTCTTTATTAGTAGAAATCTTCATTGTTTTAATTGATTATTTGATATAGCTTGGTCGTGAGATTAGGCTATATTTTTATTTTCCTCTTGATTCTTTATATATGGATAACAAAGGTTTGAACATAGGTGACGACTATACTTGAAGGTGTTCAGTAAAATGATATACTCGAGTGCACAATAATAGAACTCCTTTGTTATCTATTTTTTTTTCTGGCCATATTTTCAGTTCATATTATTGATGCGAAGCATGTATTTCTGAACTAACTTAAATGGCCGTCTATAAACCCTTATTAATAGAAATAAAATTAAATAAATATGGAAATTAGCGTAGATGATAGCTGGACAATATGTTACTTTATTATGTTGTTCGGTTTAGCAATTATTGTATCTGTATCTTATATAGTAATTAGTTATATTATAGGTACAGTAAAGAGTTATAAAAGAGAGATTAAAAAATTTTGGGAGGGGATTTAGTTCCTCTCCTTATTTTTCACAAAACCAATAATAAAAATAGAATAGTAAAAATTAATTACTACTCTATTTATTTTTTTTT